GGACCCTACTGAGCGTAACGCCAACGGACGTACAAAGAGTATGCTGTATAGGATATTTGTACCGGCATATGAGGCACTAGAGGGATTCTTTGACCGCTATGGCAACCCTGTGATAGATGATCCTGATGAAGCTGTAGAAGGGATAGATGATGAGAATATTGATATTGGTGCTAGAACGTATTTAAAGAATGAACGAAAAGCGTTATCAAATAACAGTAATGAGCTTAATGAGGTTATACGTCAGTTTCCCTTTACAGCTGAAGAAGCTTTTCGGGATTCTACAAAAGCTAGTTTATTTAATATTGGTAAGATATACGAACAGATAGAGCACAATCAAGAGCTGTACCCTAATCCTGTGGTTAAGGGTAATTTCGTATGGAATAATGGCGCTCAAGACACAGAGGTCTTGTTTAGACCAGATCCAAACGGAAGATTTAGAGTCGCTTGGCTTCCGCCTGTAGAGCTTAGAAATAAGGTTTTATCTGAAAACGGAAAGAAAATACCGGGGAATAAACATCTAGGATGCGGAGGAGTGGATAGCTATGATCTTGATGCCACTGTTGATGGAAGGGGATCTAAGGGTGCATACCATTTATATAATAAGTTTAATATGGAACACCCTTCTAATATGTTTGTATTAGAGTATGCTTCACGTCCACCGCTTGCTAGAATTTTCTATGAAGATGTTCTTATGGCTGCTGTATACTACGGTTATGAAATTCTTATAGAGAATAACAAGTACGGTATAGCTAGATACTTTGAGAACAGGGGTTATGATGGTTATCTTATGAATAGACCAGAGCATCTAAAGTCAACAGCTAGAGTAGCTGTAAAAACTAAGGGGATACCGTCTAACTCTCAGGATGTTATTCAAGCTCACGCTCAATCTATTGAGGCATATATTCACGAGCATATAGGTCTTAATGAGAATGGTGATTACGGACGTATGTACTTTGAAAGAACACTTGAAGATTGGATTAATTTCAAGATAGATAACCGTACCGCATATGACCTTACTATATCTTCTGGTCTTGCTTTATTGGCAGCCCAGCGTGTTCAGAAAGAAAATAAAAAGACTGACTTCTCTAACAAACAGTTCTTCAGGAAGTTAAAACCAATCATACGTTAATAATCATTATCTTTGCAGTTGATAACGATTCAGCGAAACGATGAATAAAAATATGAAAGGCGGTTTCCCTAATCCGCTAGCAGATGTATCAGCAAAGCTAGATCCTAAATATGGATTGCAATATGCTAAGGCTATGCTTGCACAATGGGGAGGTCTAGACAATCAGAATAGCGTATACGGAAAACGCTACAAGGAATTTGAGCGTGCGCGTGCTTATGGCGCTGGTACACAAGATACTTCCATCTATAAACAGATACTTAATAGTTTAGATCCGGATAACGGAGATGGTACATTAATGTCCATTGACTGGACTCCAGTGCCTATCATTCCTAAGTTTGCAAAGATCGTTGTCAACAAAATCATTTCGTCTTATCGCTATCCGCAGATTGAAGCTGTAGACCCGTTATCACAGAGCGAGAAAGACATAAAGAAAAGAAAGATTGCAGCACGCATCGAGAATAAGGATAAGTTTAAGGAGGCTAAAGAATCTGGTCTACAAGTAGATACAGATCCAGACAGACTGCCTGAAACTCCAGAAGAAGCAGAGATATTCCTAGAAACAAATGTGAAGACTGACGCTGAAGTTGCTGCACAGCTAGGCACCCAGATGACTTTAAGCTGGAACAACTTTGACGAGCGTGTATATCGCCGTGTTGTTGAAGACTTAGTTAACTGTGGTATGGCGGTGTCAAAGAGAACCAATGATCCTAATTACGGTATCAATCAGGAATATGTAGACCCTAAGTTGTTTATTCACAACTTCACCGAAGATCCTACATTCTCTGATTTGGTTTATGCTGGACATATAAAGACTATGTCTATCTCAGAGCTTAAACGTATTGCTGGCACTCAGTTTACCGAGAAAGAATACCACAATATGGCTCAGAGCGTAATGAACAAATATGGTAACGATCCAAATGCTTTTACACGTAGACAGCTAGGAGATACCGTTAACATTCAGGAGATGCCATACGATGAGTATAGTATTCAGGTTCTTGACTTTGAGTTTATGTCTGTAGACTCTATGGTTTACGAGAAGAAGATGTCTCGATTTGGAAATACAGGATTCTACTTCAAGGGAGAGAAGTTTGAAATTCCAAAGAACTCTGTCTACGATAGAGAGATCGTTAATATGAATAACGCTACTGTATATGGAGGTAGCTATATCATAGGTACAGATCACGTATATAACTACAAGCAGTGCAACAACGTTCCTAAAAACATCCACGATTTAACACGTGCTCGTTTATCTTACAGTGTTGTAGCAACAAATATTCGTCAGATGATGCCTAAGTCGCTAGTATCTAGCGTTATTGGATTTGCTGATCAATTGCAGCTTACGCATCTTAAGCTACAACAAGCTGTTGCGAAAGCCAAGCCTGATGGTATCATTATAGACATTGAAGGTCTTGAGAACGTAGACCTTGGGCGTGGCGGTGAACTATCACCACTTCAGATTCAAGATATCTACGAGCAGACTGGTGTGATGTACTACCGTTCTAAGAACCCTGAAGGGGGATTCCAGAACCCGCCTATTCGTGAGATCAACAACAGCATCCGAAACATCAATGAGCTTATCGCTCTATACAACCACTACTTGCGTATGATTCGTGATGCTACGGGTATCAACGAAGTAGTAGACGGAACAACACCTAAAGGTGAGGCACTAGTAGGCGTTAACCAGATGGCTGTAAACGCATCTAACAATGCGCTTTATGATATCACTAACTCAGCAATGATTTACTACCGCAGGGTGTGTGAAGATATCGTTAAGTGCTTACAGATCCTGCCAAGCAAGTCTGTATTGTATGCTGTTTACGAGAAAGCTATCGGCAAGACAAATATGCAGGTTCTGAACAGCTTTAAGGATTTGCCTATGTACAACTTCGGTGTACGTGTATTGAGCGACCTCAGCGATACTGACCGTCAGTACCTAGAGCAGAACATTCAGATTGCATTGTCTCAGAAAGAGATCGACCTAGAAGATGCTATGGCTATCCGTAATATCAAGGACGTTGATCAAGCAGAGCGCTTGTTGATTATTCGTCGTAAGAAGCGTATGGCTCAGATGCAAGCGATGCAGCAAGCAAACATCCAAGCTCAATCTCAAGCTAACGCTCAAGCAGCTCAAGCAAGTATGCAGGCAGAAGTTCAGAAGGAGCAGGCGCTTATGCAACTAGAGATGCAGAAAAATCAGATGGAGTTCCAGATGAAGGCGCAGCTAGCTCAGCTAGAGCATCAGATGCGTATGGAGCTTGAAAAGCTCAGAGGAGAATATGGTATAGCTGAACAACAGATTGAAAGCCGCGTTAAGAATTCCGCAGAGGTTATGAAAGAAGATCGCAAAGATCAGCGTGTTAAGAAGCAGGCTTTAGAGCAGTCAAAGCTTATCTCTCAACGCCAAGGCAATAGAGGAGAGCTTGCTGACGAATCAGATCTTCTAAGTATTTAATAACCAATGATTTAGTACCTTTGCAATATGGCAACAGAAATCAACTTAGACATATCTCAGAGAGTAGATATCACCTGCAGAAAAGGAGACACCTTTACCGTGTCTTTCACGTTTAAAGATGGAGATGGAGTTCCAATTGATCTTAGCTCTGGCTATGTTTGGAAGATGGATGTAAAGGAAACCGATACATCAACACCTGATATTATTCCAGACTCTTCATTTACTTACACTGGTACAGCACTAGGTGTCTTGACTATAACTGCACCAGCATCAACTATGGAAACTGTTGATGGTGGTATATACGTGTATGATCTACAGAGTGATCAAAGCGGTGTTGTTAAGACTTGGTTGTACGGAGTGTTTAAAGTAAATGAAGACGTAAGTGAGTAACATTATAACAATAAACAACAACAGCACGAACCTGAGTGTTACGGTTCCTGCTCCTATATCTAATTCCCAGATTACGGTATTAGAGCCAACAACGGCTTTTGTTTCCTACGACACTTTAGCGGCAGCTGGGGCTGGCGAAGGATATGTTAATATCGTTACCGGTGACAGCCGTATTATCATCAATAAAGAGAATAATACTGTAAACATCAGTTTTGACGATACGGGGTTACTAACTTCTGAGACGCTAACAACCTTATCGTTAGCTGACAACTATTTGAAATACTCTGATGAGGAGGGTGATACTACATATATTAACTTATCGTCTTACCTAGACAATACTAACGACTTCTTAAACGCTGCATCATTTAATTCTAATGATGGTACGCTCACATTAAATGTACAGAACCAACCGGACGTAACTGTAAATCTAGACGGTAGATATCTAACGGGATCTTCTCTAGGAGCAGACCTAAGCGATCAATACATTCCTAAGTACCAGTCTTCCACAAGCTCCCTTGTAGACAGCAAGGAGTATGAAACTGTAAATGCTATATTCGTATCCACAGATAACACAGCTGATACAGCTGCTATTGGATTACATTACAATCCAGCTGTAGAGGCAGCTGTTACAGAGGTTACAATCACTGGAGTCGACATAATTGACAGTACCTTCACTACGCCTAGTAGGTACGGCTTCTTCTACTCTAACGATAAGTATCTTTCTTCGTATGGTCCACAGCCGGTATCTGGTGCTCCAGATTTTAGCATAGCTCTTTTAGATGTATCTACTGGAGACTACGTGAACGTATGGGAGGGAACATATTTGAGTGACCCATACTACGACAAGTTCGTTTCTATAAGCTCAACAAGATTCATTGGATTCTCTGAAAAGATTACTAATTTTGGTGGCTCTTTCCAGCGTCCGGGTGTAACATTATTTTCTTTTGACGGCACAACAGCAACACCGCTTCACACTATAAACCTATATGGACTGATAGATGGTTTAATAACTCTTTACTACGACGCAGATAACAGCACAGTCATTTTATTAAACGGTCAAGGTAAAATAGTTTATGTATCTATATCTAATGATGTATTAGCTTTTGTTTCTGACAATCAATCATTAAATATCTCAGGTCATAAAAATGATAATACAAAGATCTTAGATGTATACAATGGATATTTATACTGGGCACGAAAGTACACATCCCCTTCCTTTCTAGATGATATGGAGATCTACAAGATGCAGCTTACTGGATCTTTTGTAGAACCGTCAAGAGTTATAAATACATCTGACTACAGAGTACCATCAGCTGTACCGAATATAGGAACTTTTGGTGCCGTTAGTCCGCCAGCTATCGATCTTTATTCAAATTCTATTTGGATGACGGTTAGCACACAAGGAGCGAAGTTGTTTAGATTAAAGCTATCTGACGAAACCTTTAGTTTGGTTACATCTGTGGTTATACCATCTGCAGATCATTCTGGTGGTGTGTTATATGATAGCTACTACGGCATACTATATCTGTACCACCTACAATACGATAGCGGAGCAAATGTATTCTACTATAACGATATATATGATGTAGACGCTGACGGTACATTAAACCTTATCGGTAGCATAGAAGATAGGGTTGTTCCCCAGACAGGCACTTTGTTGAATCCAACAGCTAGCAATAAGCAAAATGGATCAACTTTAAATTTTGCAAATGCTGGATCTCAGGATGATTACTTTGCTGTAACAGCGCCATTCTACAATAACCCGATAAACGAGTCCGACCTTTACCTACAAGAAGATACTATTAAGACCAAAGTGGAGTTAACCTATGGAGATTATAGTATTCTTCCGGGTGACTCTCAAGTAGACCCTATAGGTTTCTTTGGTCTCAATACTGATGGAGCCATCTATGCTGCTAAGTCTCCTGATTCAGAATCGCACCACTGGTACACCAACGAGTTCTCTACAGGCTACTACATTAAAGTAATGTCTTTAGATCAAGACGGTCTTATTATTTACAAGGCTTCTGACGAGACTTCAGCTGTGGTTACTAAAGATAGTATTGATAACTGGAACTATGCGTATAACAATACGATAGAGGCGCTATCTTTCAACTCGTCTACTGGTGTTATTACAGCTACTCAATTAGATGGCGGCACGCTAACGGTTGACATATCCGCACTATACGATGATACAGATACCACATATACGGTATCCACTTCAGATAATGTATCTTCAGGTGTGGATGTAAACCTTGTTGGTAGCGACTCAACAACAGATAGTATCAACATCGTAGGTGCTGCAGATGTAACTGTTACGCAAGCAAATGATGTAATCACCATTTCTGCTCCTCACGAGACTACTACTTCGCTATCATTCAACTCTGGAACTTTACGGTACAGAGATGAAGATAATACTTACACAAATATAGACCTCACTGGATTATCATATGATACTACCTACGATTTAAATGCGGCAGCAAATGCTACATCTGGTGTTGATGTTTCATTGGTTGGGTCGGATAGTACGACAGACACCCTCAACATTAAGGGGGCTAACGATGTATCTGTAAGTCTTATAAATGGAGACATTGTAGTTGATGCTCCTCACGAAACAACCACTTCGTTATCATTCAATAGCGCCAACGCTAGATTAACATATACAGATGAAGACGGCACGGGGAACATAGTTTCGCTGGCATCATTAGTAGAAACGGTTACATCTATATCTTTCACTAGCTCTACAAATACAATAACCTATGTAGATGAAAACAATACATCTACGGATTTGGTTTTGGATGTGTACGACTACGAGATTGCTCAAGGCACGTTAGCGTCAAATACAATGCCGGTAGTATTAAACGATGCTGCTGGTGGTTCTTCAAGTATTAGTATACTAGGATCTACAAATGTTACTATTGGTAACCCAGCGCAGAATGTAATATCTATTGCATCTCAGGATACAACGTATGATCTAAATTCTGGTGGCACTGCAAACGGAACCGTTACAGTAACGCTTACTGACGGAACCAATGACGATGTTATAACCATTGTAGGGACTAATGATGTAGCTGTCACTCAATCCGCTGGAACAATAACTATTGATGCCCCTCACGAGACCACAACATCTATATCCTTCTCTGGTAACGAAATCACTTACACTGATGAGGATAACGCAGGTACAGTATTAAACCTTGACTTATACGACTACAGCTTAACTACCGGCTCCCTAGGTGCAAACCAAGTACCTATTGAGCTGAGAAATCCTTATGGTCTTGTTGACGATGTAGCTATCATAGGTGGTACTAATGTAACCATTAGTACTCCATCGGCTGGAGCTATCTCTATATCGTCTCAGGATACTACATACGATTTATTGGCAGGAGGTGCTGCAAATGGAACAGTGACTGTTACACTCACGGATGGTACTAACAATGATGTTATAGACATCGTTGGAACAAATGATGTTACGGTAACTCAGTCTGCTGGTACAATTACCATTGATGCACCACACGAAACGACTACATCTATTTCATTTGCAAGCAATATCATTGCGTATGTTGACGAAGATGGTGTGACCACAAATCTAGATTTAAGTGCATACGTAGATACTACTTATGACTTACTAAAGGCCGCTAATGCAACATCTGGAGTTGACATTACTCTTGATGGAAGCGACGGTACATTAGATACTGTAAACTTTAGAGGCATCAATGACGCAACTGTAAGTTTGGTTGGTGGCAATGTAACTATTGATGTCCCTCACGAGACTACTACTTATATATCATTAGCAAATGACACTATCACTTACAGGGATGAAGACGGAGGTTTTACCAACCTTTCATTACTTGCGTATCTAGACGATACTGATACAACATACACAGTATCTACTACAAACGCTGTTAGCGGTGCTAACATTGTACTTACAGCCGGCGGGTCTGGAAGTGGTACTGATTCTGTATCTATTGTTGGAGGTAATAATGTAACCGTCACTCAAGCTGCGGATGTAATCACTGTAGCGGCTGCAGATGAGACACTTACCTCTTTGTCTCTATCTTCAAACATACTTAGCTATGTTGATGAGGATGGAACAAGTACTAACTTAGATCTAAGTCTATACCTTGATGATACAAACCTAGCTAGATTAGTTAGTGGTACATTGAATGGAGCTACTGGTATAGCAACGTTTACTAGAGATGACTCAACCACATTTACTGTAGACTTATCAGCATTGTTTGATGATACAGATAGCACCTACGATTTAAACGTTTCAACAAATGTTTCTTCTGGTGTTGATGTAAACTTGGTTGCGGGTGGAGCTAGCACTGGTACAGATACTGTTGTATTCAGGGGAGCTAATGGTGTAGCTGTAACGCAAGCAGCAGGTGTTGTAACTATTGATGGTGCTGTAGCGAGTTCAGATAATTATGTTGATGCCTTGGCATTTAACACAACCGGTAGGGTTTTAACTATAGGTAGAACAGGAGCGCTGTCTGATCTGACAGCTACCATACCAGACAACTACACCGACTCTCTTGCGTTCAATACGACCAGCAGAGTATTAACAGTAGGTAGAACTGGGTCTTTAGCAGATTTAACTGCAGCCATACCAGACAACTACGTTGATGCATTTACGTTTAATTCTACAACAAGTGTATTAACAATTGGACGTACTGGATCTCTTAGTGACCTGACTGTAAGCCTATCAAGCCTAGAGGATTATGTTGATGGTGTAAGCTGGAATACTGCGACAGAAACTCTTACGCTCACACGCACCGGATCTCTTGCTGATTTGACTGTAAGCATACCAGAGGCAGATACCCTTCAATCAGTTACAGACAGAGGCAATGAAACTGATGTAAATATTGTAGTCAAGGATGGTGCTGAATTTCACGTTAAACATACTGGGGGCTTACTCAGCACTATAGGCGTTGTGGGATCTGGACTTGAAATAAACGGTGTTGGAGGTCTTACTCTTCAGGCTGACGCTAATACTGCCAGTCAAATTGAAATTGACACTAATAATAAATATTATTCAGTTGGTGGTAGTCACAATTTCTATGGTGGCGTTAGCAGTTTAATAGGAAGCTCAACAGTACGATGCGGTACTTTGATTGTTTCTGGGGCTGCAAGTTTCCAGTCGTTCAGTACAACATCTTCTATTAGATTCAAAGAAA